GCGCACACCGACGGCAACGGCTCGCCCTACACGATCGGGGGCGGCGGCGGGACATGGGGCGCGCACAGCGTCGCCGGCGCTCCGCTGTTCGTCGGCGGCGGCGACTACCACCCGGGGCCCGGGAGCCCGCTGCGGGACGCCGGGACTGACGTCGGGGCGACAGACGACACGGCCGGCGACCCGCGGCCGGTAGGCTCCGGGCCCGACATCGGTGCGTATGAGTGGCAGGGCGTCCCGCCCCAGGTGCTCTCTGCCTCATGCCCGGACCTCCGGACGGTACTCGTCGAGTTCGACCAGGCGATGTCCTCCGGGACCGTCGAGACGGCCTCGGAGTGGGCGATCGCGTCCGTCATCGGCGGGGACCCCGTGACGGTCTCTGCCGCGGAGCACGACGGCGACCGCACGGTGCGGCTCACGACGACGGCGCACACCCCGGACGCGGTCTACCGCGTGACGGCGCCTGCGACAGCGGAGTCTGCGCTCGGGGATCCCGTGGACCCGGCGGCGGACACGGCCGACTACGTCACGCCGGCGGCGTCGGTCCTCTCGGACGAGCTGTGGGGGTTCCTCGCGCAGCCGACCGTCGACGCAGCCGAGGCTGTCCTGCCCATGCTGCACCAGGCGATCCTCGCGCAGCTATTCACCGACGCGCGGGCCCTCGATTCGGACGGGGACCCGCTCGGGGACGAAGACCCGCGGGGATGGGCCGGCGACTACTACGCGCCGGTCGGCCGGGCCCCGCTCGGCTCCCGCCTCTGGGTCGTGCTCGCCGGCGGGCGGGCCTCGCAGCAGACCGCGGCCGCGGCGGAGTCTGTGGCGCGAGAGGCGCTTCAGGGTCTCGTCTCCGATGGGATCGCCAACGCCGTGGACGTCGCCGTGGAGGTAGTCGACCCGAGCGCGGAGACCTCGCGCGGCGGGCTCCGGATGACCGTGACGGTCGACGGCCAGCCGCTCGTGTTCCCGGACCTGTGGTCCGCGTGGAGGGCGTTTGCCGATGCCGAGTGACGCCGACACCGGGTTTGAATACGACCTGTTTGCGACCATCCTCGAACGGGTCCGCGCCGACTTCGACGCAGCGGGGCTCGGGTTCGCTCGACTCGCGCGTTCGCTCCTGTACCCGTTCCCCTACGCCATCGCCGGGGTGGCGTACCTGTTGCAGGGGCGCCTCCGGTGGCTCGCCAAGCAGGCGTTCCCGCGGCTCGCAGCCGAAATCAACGTCCGGCGCTGGGGCGAGCTGGTCAACGTCCCGCCGATCGCCGAGGCGTATGCCGCCGGGGACGTCACGTTCACCGGCGCGTCCGGGACGGCGATCGCGACCGGGACGGAGCTTTCCCGGGCCGACGGCGTCCTCTATACGGTCGACGCTCCGGGCGGGACGGTCGGCATAGGCGGGACGGTCGACCTCCCCGTGACGGCCTCGGAGGTAGGTGACGACGGCAACGCCGCGGCGGCGGTCGAGCTGACCGTGAGCACGCCCGTCGCCGGCCTCGTCTCCACGGCCGTCGTGGCGGCCGGCGGGCTCACCGGCGGGCTCGACGAGGAGTCGGCGGAGGACCAGGCAGAGCGAATCGAGGACCGCATGGGGACGATGCCCCAGGGCGGGGCCGAGGCCGACTACCACGCATGGGTCCGGGCGAGCCAGACGCACGTCGACCAGGTCGCGGTCACGCATCCGTCGGATAACATCGTGTACGTGTGGTTCACACTCGAAGAGGGGTATGCGCTCGGCGGGGATGTCATCCCGGATGCGACGCAGATCGCGGCCGTGCAGGACTACATCGACGATACGGACGTCTACGGGCACGACGCACGCCGGCCCGTGACGGCCGCAGCGACGGTGAGGACGCTGACGGAGTCGAGCCAGGCGTTCACGATCGCCGGGGTTCCGGCGGCCTACCGGACGGCGGTGCAGGCCGCACTCCATGACGTGTTCGCGCGCCTTCAGGATCCGGGCTCGGCCTACACGATCTACCGCGAGCAGATGATCGCGGCGGCGCAAAGCGTACTACCGCTCGGCGACGTGGCCGACATCACGAACCCGCCGGGGGACGTCGCGGCGACGGCCGGGCAGATCCGGACCGTCGGCGCGATCGCCTGGGCGTAGGAGGCGAGGATGGGCGCACCGAATCCGCCGACCGCCCTGCACTGGGCAGAGGCTCTCCGACGCCTGCTCCCGCCCTCCGTGGTCGGCCTCTATCGGCGCGGGTGGGCTGTGCTCGACGCGCTCCTCTCGGCGCTCGGGGCAGAGCTGGCGCGGGTGGACCAGCGCGGGCTCGACATCCTCGATGAGTACTACCCCTCGACAGCCTCCGAGACGATCGCCCGGTGGGAGACGATGCTCGGCCTCGTGGCGGATCCGGGGGACACGCTCGCGGAGCGGCAGGCCAGATGCGCGGCGAAGTTTCGCTCGTTCGGGGGATCCTCGCCTGCGTACCTCGTGGGCGTCTGCGAGGCCTTCGGTTACGCGCCGGGGACCGTGACGCTCACCGAGCCGGCAAGCGGATTCTCGGCGTTCCGCACGGGCCTTGGCCGGTGCGGCGACCCGATCGGCGGCGGGTATGCGCAGCCGCACTCGTTTCTGATCGAGTACCCGGCGCCAACCAACGCTGCGTTGGAAGCGCTCATCAGCGAGATCAAGCCGGCCCACACGTGGGTGTACTTCGCGACGGTCTAGGAGGGGCACGTGGCCTACCGTGTAGATAACGCAAGCAGTTCCGCGACTTACAACCCTGCGGGTCGCGTCGTGGGGCCGAACCCGGACCAATACTTTGCGGACCCTTCCGGCCCGACTCCTGGGACCATCGTGGACGCCGACTGGGCGAACATGATCCAGGAGGAGGTGGCGGCGTGCGTCGAGAACGCAGGCATCACGCTCGACAAGACCGACGACGGCCAGCTCTGGGATGCAATCGGGGGCGGGGCGGCGGTCAGCAGCGATGCCGCGGACACCGGGGTTGTGACGACGAACCACACGAGGGCCGTGGTGGCGTCGATCGGATCGCAGGCGAGCGGAGCCTGCTCAGCGGTGCTCGCCTCGGGCGCCTGCTCATCGACGGTTGACGTCACGGCGATCATCGCGAGCGCCGACACGATGGCGACGGGCAACGGTGCTGTGGCCGTCGCGACGAACGGATGCGTCTCCTCCGGTGCCGCTACGGTGCTGGTGGCGTCATTCCAGGCCGAGCTGCACACCGCGTTCGCGGTCGGCGGCGGCTACGGCGGCGCGCCGATCGTCGAGACCGACGCGAACCAGAACCTCTCATGGCGCATCGAGAGCAACGGTGGCAACGCCCAGTTTGGCGGCGACCTCGGAGTGGGCGGTGACGTGGACGCGGGTACGGGCGCCACGTTCGAGGTGACCGGCACGGATGGGTCTTTCCACGCGGAGGGCCTCGCGACTCTCGACGCCGGGATCGAGGTGCCGACCGCCGCAGATTCCGTCGGCGGCATCGTCGGGCCGATCGCGGCGACGAACCCGCTCCCGGCCGGGGCGACGTTCTCGTGCGTGATCACGAACAACAAGATTGACGCGAACAGCATCGTCCTCTGGTCGTTCAGCTACACGTACGACTTCGGCGGATGGCCGATTCAGGGTCACGGCCAGATCGCGATGTCCGCTTGCACGCCGAGCGCCGGGCAGGTCATACTGGACGTGATCAACGTGACTGCCGGCGCGCTCGCGTCCGTGCAGATCACGTACCGTTACATGGTGGTCAACCCGGCGTAGGCGCTGCCATGTCGAGCATGATCGATGTCACTGTCTCGAACGTCGCCAAGGAGTTGGGGCGGCGCGTGGAAGACCTCGCCAAGCAGACACCGTTCGCGATGGCTCGCGGACTTACGTGGCTGGCGTCCGAGGCACTTCGCGACGCAAAGGCCGCGATGGACAAGCAATTTGATATCAGGCGAAAGTGGGTCAAATCCGGGATTTCCTTCACTCCGGCCTGGAAGCGCGACTGGCCGGAAAGCCGCGCCGTGGTCGGCGTGCTCCCAGACCGCGCGATCTTCCTCGAGAAGCACCTCACAGAGGGTGAGAAACAGCCGCCGAAGGGGCACTCGTGGGCCGTCCCGGCGCGCGCGATGAAGAGCAAGGCGATGCGACCCGGCGACAAGCGCTGGCCCGGCGCGATGCTCAGCTCCGGCCGTGCGTTTCTCATCGGGCTCGCCGGCAAGAGCAAACGGGGTGTCGCGCTCGTGAAGGGCCGCGGCAGCTCTGCGGCGGAGATCATGCAGTGGTTCCTGCCGCGGACGATCAAGATCCGGAAAACATGGGGATTTCACGGCGACGTCGACGGCTCGGTGCAGCGGCACTGGCACGAGACGATGACGCGGAGCTTCAAGCTCGCGCTGGAGACGGCGAGGTAGCGGCATGATCTCCCGTGTCTGGTTGTTCGCCGATGGCATCCCGCGCGCGCCCGAGTGGCTCGCGGCCGAGTTGGCGGATCTCGGGGTGACGGACGTCGTGCTCCCCGTGACCCGACTTCGCCGCTCCGATCGGCTGCTCTCGGCGCCGCGGGAGCGCATCGTCTCCGCAGCGCTCGCTCTCCGGCCGACGGTCGACGTTCACCTCCTCGCGTGGCTCCGTCCACAGGACTCGGCTCAGCTCGCTGCGGTCCTCCCCGGGCTCGCCGAGGAGTGCGGGGCGCGCTCGGTCCTCCTCGACGCCGAGGGGCCGTGGAACCGCTCGCGCGTCTCGCCGCGCCCCAATCACGCCGCGGAGTGGGCGCAGTTCCGGGACGCGCTTTGCATCGGCGGGTTTGTCCCGGGCGGACCGATCGCGCTCGGGGTGACGTCCTACTCGACGCTCACCCGCGCGCTCCGTCCCATCGTTCCCGACTGCACATACGTGCTACCGCAGGCGTACCGCGCCCGCTCCTATGCCCCCGGCGACCTCCAGCTCTACGCCCGCGGGCAATGGGCGCCGCTCGGCCGGCCGATCGTCCTGGGGCTCTGGGCGGCGGAGGCGCGGTGGCGCGGGGTCTCGGACGTCGAGGCCATGCGCGCCGCATGGGGCGCGGCGGAGGGCACCGCGCCGGACGGCACGCCGGGGCTGCACGAGGTGGCCTACTGGTCGCACAAACACCTCGTGCCGTCGCGGTACACGCGCGCCGCGTCCCGTGATGCGGCAGCGGCGCGGCGCGCCTTCCTGCGCGATGCGTGCGTATGGGCAGCCGCGGCGCGGCAGGCCGGCGGCCGCGGAGCATGGGAGGGACGATGAGCGCGGAGCGGACGGAGCGGACACGGGTGGCTGTCGTCGAGTGCACCACGAGCGGCCGCTGCGGGCTTGTGGATGACCTCGCGGGCAAGCTCGGGCTGGCCGAGGAG